TCCAACTCAGCAGACATCGTTATCTACGGTGGAGCCGCTTTCGGCGGCAAGACCTTTGCCCTCCTGCTACAACCACTCGCACACGTTTCGGATCCCGGGTTTACATGCGTGACGTTCAGACGACTCACTACAGACATCGAAGGTGTCGGGGGTATGTGGGACGAGTCGATGGATCTCTATACGGTCCCTGGTATCGACGCAAAACCGAACCAAAGTAAGCACTGGTACAGCTTCCCATCTGGCGCAAAAGTTTCCTTCAATCACATGCAGCACGAGAAGGACCGCTTCAACTTCAAGGGGTGGCAGATCAGTCTGATCAACTTCGACCAGTTGGAGACGTTCACCTGGAAGCAGTTTGAGTACATGATGTCGCGCAACAGAAACCCCGATGCAAAGGTGCACCCATACATACGCGCCACTTGCAATCCGATCGATCGAGAGGACGAAGTCGGTGGGTGGCTACGAGACTTCATTGACTGGTGGATCGACGAAGGTACAGGGAAACCGATAGAGGAACGGTCGGGCGTTCATCGTCACATGATGATGGGGAATAACGACCAGGTCGAATGGTTCGACGAACCACAGTTAGACGAGAACGGCGATATCGTCTCTTTGTCGGTGACGTTCATTCCAGCAAAGATGGAAGACAACCAGATCGGGATGACCAAGGATCCCGATTACAAGAAGAAGCTGATGAAGCTTTCTCTTGTGGAGAGAGAGCGTCTTCTTCATCAGAACTGGAACATCCGGTACTCGGCCGGGATGTATTACCAAAGAGAGTGGTTCAAATACGTACGGACGGCACCACCGTTGACGGCAGTATTCCGTTACTGGGATACGGCCGCAACAGACGAAGCCGATGCAACGGCGAACTCGTCGCGAACTGCATGCGTCAAGATGGGGATCGTGGGAGAAGGAGATGAAGAGCGCGTGTACATTCTCGACGTGCACGCCTTCCGATCGAGGGAGCTTGGGGTAAAGCGCGCGATGCGGAACATGGCCAGTGAAGACGGGAAAGACGTATTCATTGCGATCGAGCAAGAGCCTGGTGGATCGGGGAAATCGACGGCGGAACGGCAGGTTGCCTATCTGGCCGGATACAACGCCAGGCGCAATCCAGTCAGAGAGGACAAGGGCAAGCGGGCACTGCCCCTGTCGGCACAGGTAGAGGCCGGAAATGTTTTCCTTGTGCGAGGACCCTGGAATCAGCTATTTGTTCAACGGATGCAGAACTTCGACGGAACCAACAATTCTGAGTCCGATGAGGCAGACGCTGCAAGCGGTGCCTACCAAATGCTACAAGAACTGCCCAAGCAGAAGACGGAGGCGACGTGGTGACCACGGAGACCACAGACAAGGAAGCCCAAGAGTCCAAACCTCTGATCCAAAACGCAGAAGACGCGGTTCGGATCTTTTCTCAACTTACTCGGGCAGGTGTAATCTCAAGACTCGGGAAGTCTTTCGGAGAGGCGCGCGACGTATACGACTCTCTCGGATACAAGAAGAAGCTTGAGTTCGACGATTACCTGAAAAAGTATCTCCGCCAAGACCTTGCGAAGGCGATCATCGACAGGCCAGTCAACAAGTCGTGGAGTCACCTTCCCACGATCCGTGATGCGGGTAATGGCAAGAACAAGAGTCCATTCGAACAAGGATGGATTGACATCGAGAAGCGAGCGAAGATCTTCCATTACATCGCGCGCGCCGACAGACTCGCACGTATTGGCAATTACTCGATCCTCCTTCTCGGATTCAATGACGTGACATCTCCGGATGCACCAGGTGCAGTCAAACTTTCGGATCCAGTAGAGAACCCCAAGGACCTCATCTTTATTCGTCCGTACAGTCAGAAGAATGCACAGGTGAAGGACTACTATACGGACCCCAGCAATCCAAAGTTCGAGATGCCGAAAACGTATCAGGTTGCAACGGCCGCACACCGTGACGACGGCGTATCGGAAACGCAAACGGCAACCAAGGTCGTGCACGAGTCTCGCATCGTTCATATCGCGGAAGACCGTCTAGAGTCTGAGATCCTTGGGATCCCAGTTCTCGAAGCAAGTTACAACCGTTTTGACAACCTGGAACTTGTGGTTGGCGGTCAGTCGGAGGCTTACTGGCAGCTTGCGTTTGCGGGCATGGCGTTCCTTCTGGATGAAGACACGAACCTATCGCCAGACGCAAAAGAAGACTTCGAAGACGAGATTCAGATGTTCATTCATGGATTCCGTCGTCACATGAAGCTCAAGAACATGAAGGTCCAGGAGTTCCAGCAACAGATCGGGAAGCCAAAAGAGACCTTCGACATGCTGGTGAATTTGATTGCAGGGACGCACGGATTCCCGAATCGAATGTTGACTGGTACGGAGCGCGGTGAGCTTGCGTCTTCGCAGGACCGTAAAGAGTGGAACGAGAAGATTGAAGACAGGAACATCAACTTCTGTGAGCCAACCATCCTGAGACAGATCATCGATCGACTTGTTCAGTACAAGATTCTTCCAGCGCCCACGGGAGGAGAGTACGAGGTCGAATGGCAAGATTTGAACGCACGATCCGACAACGAAAAAGCCGACCTGGTCAACAAGATGATGGACGGTCTCAAGAAGTGGATCGATTCTGGCGGAGAAGAATTCATCCCGTTGAGTGCCCTAGCAGAGAGATGGGGCGTTACGCCAGAAGAACTGGAAGCTTGGGTCAAGGAAGTCAAAGAAACAACCGACGCCGACGCCAATGGAACCGAAGAAGAAACCGAACCGGAACAGGACGACGATGACATTGACGAGAACGACGACTAGAACCTCTAAGGTTTCGAAATGGCTGAACCGACCATTGCCGGTGGCACCGCGACGTGGGAAATGCAATCCGACGTCGGCTACACCAAAGTATCGACCGCGATCAACGATGACTCTGTAGGTGGATTCATTCTGGCACTCAATCTGAGTGCTACCACAGAGGACTTTGACGACCCCGCTTTTGCCGCATGGTTCGATGCATCCAGCCTGACGCAAGAAACCGTATCGCCGCTACTGTTTGGAGCGAACTGCGCGCAAGCAGCAAGCGTGGTAGATGACATCTCCTCGATCGCTCCATGGGGTGGTCCGGCCGCGACCGCGTACGCACCCGTTGAATTCTGGTTTTACGATGACGGGGCTGCCCGAACATCACAGCGCCGCGCAGTCTTCCTGTCCCGTGATGGTGCAGCGGCACCGTTTATCGTCGTGGCCGGGATCGGCATCGAGGACATTGGGGATGACAATACATACGTCTACTACAATCCGATCTCGGGACAGTGGGAAGATACGGGTGTTCTTCGATCTACAGGCTGGCATTACTTTGGATACGGTCTGAGCGAGAATCTAGGCGCTCTTAATACGAGAGCGCAGATGTGGTTGGACGCTGGCCGCATTCTCAACTACGCAGACAATGCAAACCCCGGATATGAAAGAGCTAAAGGGATCGGGATCCGCACTCAGGAAAACGGGAAGCCTCTGTACGTCGATCGCATTCGGGGTGCGGCCGGAGTTCCGACATACTCATCCAACCCCGGAACGGTGGAGACTCCAAAGGCGCAACCGCCAAGCGTCGATCGATGGAACAGTGTGGGCGCTACCGAGAACGGGATCGGATATCGAGGGTCCTTCACTTACGAATTTCAGTGGTCAACGGACGGTGGATCCACTTATAACGGGACCTGGTTGGCCGCGACTCCTGTGAATTTACAGGCCATTGTTTGTGATGGTGATGGGCAGGATGCGATCAAGATACGAGTCACGCTGACGAGATCTGCGAACGCGGAGGGTCTTGGGATTCATACTCCGCGCGTGAGAGACCTGGTAGTGAACTTTTTAGAGGGTGGTGGGTCGATCGATCCTGACCCGGAGACGACAGCAACGGTGCCGTACGAGGATCGAAGCGCGAAGGCTCCGTACGAAGAACGATCTGTACTGGTTCCGCATGAAGACCGAACGGTTGTCGTATAAAGGAAGGCGAGACAAGTGGCAAAGATACTGCAGAGTTTTCGCAAGGACCCAAGCGCGGTCAAAGACTACACGATCGACTGGTCTACATGGTTAGAGACAGGAGACACGCTAACGTCGAGTAGTTGGACTGCGGACGATGCCGGGATCACGATTGACAGTGACGATGAGACGACGACCACGGGAACTGTGTGGCTGTCCGGTGGCACAGCGGGAACCAGCTATGTACTGACGAACGAAATCGCAACTGCAGCAGGCAGGTCTGAGAAGATGTCGATCTGCATTATCTGCAAGGAAGGATAGGCAAATGAAACGAAGAATCCTGACGGGACTTCTCCTGGTCGCGATCGCGGCGGTTGCCATGGGCGCTGGGACGGGTGCACGTGACTGGTGTATTACCGAGTTCAGTCTTCCCACGGATGAGAACGAAGTGAAGAAGGCGATTTTGAGCGGGGCCGGTGCGTGCATGGTCGATCAGGTGTCGATCGTATCTTTCATCACCAGGGGGAACGGTGATACTCCGGTTCGTGTAGTGACGCAGAATACGTTCTCTGCAGGCTTTGGTATTGCGGCCGAAGTGAGGTTGGACACGTTCCCAGTGGTTGAAGGCGAGAAGTTCACGCCAAACATCAATCCAGATCAGGTCTGGGTGGCGAGCGGTTCTCCCGCTGCTACCCTTCTTGTGATTGCAGAAGGAGACAAGCCGTAATGAAACGACTGATGCTGGCGCTTGTAGGCGTCCTGTTTGCGGTGAACGTATGGGCGGGCGGTGCCGAACCAAGGCCACGAGTGATCGACAGCAGCATTCCTGGCGGCGAGATCTCCGTCGAGAAGCTGAAGTCGAGAGGGTTCAAGGTGAAGCCGCAGATTGTCTTCATCTGGGATGATGGTGTTGACGATGTAATGACAATCAGTGACACGATCGTGGCGATCGAAGATCGGTATGGAATGCAACGCGGCGACATGGCCATGGGAGTTGCGATCGAGACTCGCAAGACGGACGTGGAGGGATCGCGCCTGACTTCTGCGCAGATCCGAACTCTGATCGCTCGCGGATGGGAGGTCGGTGGGCACGGTTTCTGCTCTACCGATGGAACGTGCACGCCTGACGACGGAGATGGTGTCGGGGCTTGGTACACCGAGATCTATCAGGATTCGGGCGGGTTCAAGACCGACCACACGGCCACTCCTTATTGGACCCTGAAGGACGTGGAAAGAGATCTGGACTCAACACAGGCGAGACTCGATGCGCTGGGGGTTCCTCGCTACAAACAGTGGTGGGCATACCCGAACAGCTATGCAAGCCCTGCGGTTGAGAACGCGATCGCGGATCGATTTGCGTTTGCGTTTTTGAGCGGGTCGAATTACGGCGATGCGGACTATCCATTCAGCGCGTCGATCGCACGTCTCGGACCGAACGGTGCAAGGATCGTTGGTGTCGGAACGAAACCAGCTTGGATTCGTCCGCACGCGATTCCCCGAGTATCCTTCGGCGCGAACGCGCTGCCCACTTGCATCAACACGGTTCAGAACGCAGTAGCCGTGTCAGGGATGGTGACATTTACGGGTCACGATCTTCCGGTGAAAGTGATTGACTCCGATGCTCCTATTCTGTGGGACGCATTTTGTACGTGGCTGAATCGTTTGGCGGAAGCCGACACCTCAGGGATTCTCGATGTAACGACTCCATACGAAGCGGCGCAGAACGTGTTCTTCCGTCCGATCGATCCGGCCAGTGACTTCTGGAACAATCCGAAGTGGTACAACTTCACGGATCTTGTCTACGACTCTCTCGGATCGGGCGATGTCGAATTCAATCCTGTGATCACGGAGGATTCGACGACGTCCACGACCTATGAGATGGATGGCTGTTACTATGCGAGTGTACAGAACACGGCCGACCGATCGTCCTGGGTTGCGCAAGAGGGGTACCCGTGGGTGAGTCGTGGTACTGGATGGGGATCAACTGACGAAGTCGTGTTTCAGCGGCAGTTCAATACCGGCAATCGGATCCGTATTGTAAAGAACTTCCCAAGCGGGAACTACGTGAAGATCAGCGGGTATTGGAGGCACGACGAGGCATGGTCTACTGCGAACCATGATGACATCCAGCTTGTTATGGAGACGACGATCCTTACAGATCGCGCCACATACGCACAGTGGGCAAACCCGGACAGCGTGAACAGCCGTCTCGATTCTATGAACTGGGGGGCGTGGAACTTCCGGAGTGCAACTGCAGGTGAGGAGTTCACACACTACAGCCTCAGTCTCGGGGACAACATTCAGGGTGCGTTCCGTGCAGGGGATGGGATGGAGTCTGACGTGAGCGACGTCGGGACGTTCAAGGCGTTCTCACAGATCATATGGATCCCAGAGAATCAGCTTCTTACTTCAATACGATTCGACATCAATCTGCTGGCCGGTACGAACGTGAACGGCATGATGCGATTGTCGTGCCTGCAGATCAAGCCGGTTCAGAATCAGAGGAGACTGTACTAGGTGGCGACTCGAAGACAAGTTGATCCTACTCAGACGACGACCTTGCGCGCACGTGCGGTGAGGTCGATTCGTCGTAGATGGAATGCGCATGCGAAGGATGTGCGTGTTTCTATCGTGGACAACGACGTCTTCGGAGCGCTTGCACTCGACTCGTTCCAGGCTGCAGAGGCTGCACCGGAACGCGCGTTCGCTGGGTTCTCTACGACGACCGCTAAGGTCGATGCGTTCATGGAGTGGTTACGGGCAGAGCAGGACGCGGGGATCCTGGAATTGAAGAGCGTGCCTGGTCAGTTCGGGCAGAACCCGTGGAGCAATTTGTACATTCAGGATTCCTACAAGAAGGGGATCCATTATTCAAAGCGCCGTCTGAAGAAACAACTCCGTCCGTTCAAGCTCAGAAACTCGTTCATCAATTCGTATCTGGACGAGACGATCGACACCGCGTTCAATCACCCTGTGCACGCAGACCGGGTTGCGGCCGCATACACGAGAACGTTCGATGGCCTCAAGACAATCACGGACGTTACGAATGCGAGAATCCGGAGGCAGCTTGACGAAGATCTGCGAGTGCACCTGGCGCGCGCTGTAATTGATGGCCGGGGACCAAAGGCATCCTTGCGCGAGTTCGCGAAGAACTACAAGGAATCGATGGAGAAGGTCGGTCAACGTCGCGGCATCATACTGATGCGGACAGAGATCATCGCCGCGCATCATTCGGGCAATGTTGGCGAGATGCGCCTCGTCGATTCAATTCTTGAAGAAGAAGGGCTTGCGGTCCAGGCCGTCGTCAAGGCAGAGTTTGTGACTGCTGATGACGAGAGAGTGTGTCCCGATTGTGACTCGCTTTCGGGCCAGGTGTTTACGCTAGACGAAATTGAAATTCTCATTCCCGTTCATGCGCAGTGTCGGTGTGTTGCGTCACCGATGATTGTTGAGCGCGAGGGCGCGGGTCCTGTAGGGAATCAAAGGAGAAAAAGAATATGGGCAAGAGCATTGTCAACACAGCGAGCAGCCTAGAGGGCTACGAGGTCAGGGAAGAGAAGCTGAACGGCGAAGAGTATCTTGTCGTTCCCATGGTCATGCTTACGGAAGGGATCCTGAACAACCTGTTCTATCCGTGGGACGAGATCGAAAGGTTCCACCAGGCGTGGAACGGCAGCACCGTTCTCGAATACCATCCGAAGGACGAGGACGGTACCCCGATCTCTGCAAACTCGCCAGGAGTGTTCGAGGGTAGGAACATCGGATGGGTGTTCAACTCGCGACTCGAACCAGAGACGAAGCGCCTCTGGGCGGAAGCGTGGGTGAGCGTGAACCGGGCAACGGAGCACTCGCCACAGGTCCTCGATCGCATTCGCGACAAGAAGCCGATTGAGGTCTCCACCGGACTTTTCCTTGAAGAGGATGGTGTATCTGGTGTATTCCAAAACCAGGAGTACATCTCAACGGTTCGCGGATACCGGCCGGATCACCTGGCCATTCTCCCGAACGAGAAGGGTGCGTGCGACTTGCAAATGGGATGTGGCGTGCGCGCGAATAGCGCGCAAAATCAACCTACGCTGACCGAAACGATGTCCAGAATCATCCTGGAGCAGGCGGGGTATCGGGTTCTTAGTTCGAAGGACTATGTCCTCCAGGCGAATGAGCTTGCCCATCAAGAAATAAGAAATCACTTGCAAAGGTCCATCCAAGAGATGGATATTCCGGGAGAAGTCGGGCACTGGGTTATGGCGGTCTTTAGCGATTACTTCGTGTTCGAACAGTACCCACTCTGCGACAACGGCCGGATCTACAAACTTCTCCGGCGAGATTACACAGTCAAAAACGACGATACCGGTGTGGACATCGGTGAAGAGGAAACGGAAGTCGTCCGCAAAACGGATTACCTTCCGATTCAGAACAAGGATGTTGGACCTGCGGCGAATGAGCCGGGGAAGGAGAACAGTGCTGTGAAACGCACCGACCGAATCGAAGCTTTGATCGCCAATGAAAAGGCACCTTGGACCGAAGAGGACCAGGAGTTCCTGACGAACATGACGGACTGTCAGTTCAGCAAGACGGCGGAGCCGTTCGAGAACAAAGACGAAGCGGATCCGGAAGCTCCGGAGAAAACGCCGAAGGAAAATACCCCGGCCACTCCGGAAGCCGACGAGACTCCGAAAGAAGTCACTCCGAATTCGACTCCCGGTTCGGAAGAGGATCCCGTCGAGAATGAAGAAGAAACGGAAGAGCAGGTTCTTGCGAACATCAAGAATCCGCGACACCGCGAAATCATGGAGCGCAACTTCGCGCGCGATCGTAAGGAACGCGCGGACATGATCGGAAAGATCAAGTCGAACGAGAACAATCCGTACGACGACAAAGAACTGGAAGGCATGAGCTATTCGCAACTCGAAAAGCTCATCCAGTTCCAGGGCGAGACGGAACCGAAAAACAATTACGAGGGCGGCGGACGTGGTCCGGAAATGAGCGTCGTGCACGGAAACGGAAGTGACCAGGTCACTCCGACGGAGACCGGCTTCGTGCCCCTCATCAACAAGGAGCAAAAAGAAGGCGCGGCCTAAGCTCCTTCTTTGACTGACGAGAAGGATTGTCAACAAAGAAATCGTTCTGGTTCTGTAAGGAGAGAAGAAAATGAGTGAACGAAACACGATCATCAGTTCGGTGGGGACGCCGTACACCAGCGTCGAGGACAAGGCGGCTACCGCCAATATCTACCCCGGCATGCTTCTGAAGGAACTCTCGACGGGTCTTTCGGAGCACACGACTGCCGGTGGTCCTGCGCAGTGCATCATTGCGCGAGAGGATATGTCCAAGGGCGAAGAGATCGGCACGATCTATACGATCGCGGAAGAAGTCAATGCCGCGATCCTCCCGTCCGGCACTCCGTTCCTGGGGATCCTGGCAAACGGTGAGAGTGTCGTGAAGGGCGACTTCCTGGAGTCGAACGGTGACGGCAAGTTCCGCAAGGTGGTCGTAGACAGTTCGGCTGCTACGATCCAGGTCGGTTCGATCATCGCGATCGCACGTGAAACGCTGGACCTCAGCGGAAGCGCGGGGGCGACCCTGGCCGAACAAAGACTGCTCTGTCGCGCCAAGTAAGGCGAACAGACCCGAACTAATCTGACTGCACGACTGTACCGCACGATTCCCGCTCAAATTCGAAACAGAAAAACACGATTCGTTTATCGAATAGCTCAAGGTTGGGTGAACACCTTCCGGGGGCACAGAGAAAGGTGCTGGAAATGAATACTGCACAGATTGGTTTCGGGTCTGCTGGCATGCCCGTGAGCATGTTGGATCTTCTGATCATGAACGACATGAACCCGGAAGTGCTCAGACCGAACACGCTTCTGCAGAAAGATGCGTGGCGCGAGATGGATACCGCTGTCGTGGGTGCTGGCCGTCAGCGCCTGGTGGGTGTCGCTGATCTCTTGGGTCGAAACCTCACGTACACGATTCCGAATGGACTCGGCGTGCTGAGTCTCGAACACGAGAAAGTGAGTGACATCAGTCCGGCCGGGATGTCCCTTCACGGAATCTCGAACCAGGACGCGGACCAGGTGAAGTTCGAACTGGAGCGGTTGCCGCTCCCGATGATTCACAAAGAGTTCTCGCTTCCTGCTCGTATGCTGGCGTCGAGTCGTCGGAAGGGTCTCCCTCTCGACACTACGAATGGCGAGCGCGCGGGTCGTTCGGTGGCAGTCCTGAACGAAGATCTCCTGATGAATGGAAGTTCGTCGTACAAGTACGACGGCGGGACCATCTACGGGTACACGGATCATCCGGACCGTAACGTCTACAACATCTCCGTCTCGTGGGCGACTGCGGGTGGGAATGCGATCATCCAAGACGTCCTTGCGATGAAGCAGATGTCGATCGACGACAACCAGTACGGCCCGTGGATCCTCTACGTTCCGACCAACTACGACACCGTTCTGGACGATGACAAGAAAGCCGAGTCGGACAAGACGATCCGGCAGCGCATCTTGGACATCGACGGAATCGTGGGCGTGCGTACGGCGGATCGCCTGACGGATTCCAACGTGGTGCTCGTCCAGATGCAGCCGGAGACGGCGCGCATCGTGAACGCGCAGGACACCATCACGGTCATGTGGGAAGGCATGGGCGGCATGGTCAAGAACTTCCTGGTGTTCAACATCCTGATCCCGCAGGTCCGATCGGACATCGACGACAAGTGCGGCATCGTCCACGGTTCGTAAGAGCCGGGTAACGAAAAACGTCTAGTCGTGTAAGGCGACTACGGTAGACAACCCAAAATAGACGGGGAGACGGAAAGCAAATGGCGAAGAAGAAAGAAAAGCCGCTTCGTTATGAAGTGCAAGCCAAGAAGTACAAGTTCGGGTCTGGTCATCCGCGATATCCGCTGATGACATTCACTCGCGGGGCCGTTGTCATGATGACTCCGGCCGAAGTACCGAGACGGCATCGCGAAGAGTTCGTGTGTCTGGACGTGGAACCCGACACTCCGCGTAACACGCTCATCGCGCGCCCAAGCGAAGAGTCGAAGGACCTGTTCTTCATCTTCAACCCGGACGGCGAAAACCCGATCAACGAAGATCCTCTTCCGCGAGAAGCTGTGACCCAGTACGCGGAAGGAAAGGATGCTGATCTCATCTACGACTCCCCGAATCGCCAGGAGGAGAAGACTTCGGATCCTCCTGCTGGCGGTAGCGAGAGCGGTGGTGATGACAGTGCTCCTGTCGTCGAGAAGCGCGAAGATGGCATGTGGGACGTCGTCAAGGGTGATGCCGTGTTGAATGAAAAACCGTTCAACACGAAGAAGCTCGCGGAGGACTTCCTGAAGGAGTACAAGCACAAGAACCCCGGCAAGTAGAGAGGTCGGGAAGATGGGAAAAGGCGGCGAGTTTTGGCAGGTCCCGAAGTTCTACAAAGGGACACCCTGTTACATCCTAGCCGGAGGACCATCGCTTCCTAAGATCGACATTGACCGCCTAAGGGGTGCACACGTGATCGTCGTCAACCACGCTCATCGTGTGGCCCCATGGGCGGACTTTTTGTATTTCGGGGATGATCCGTTCTGGGATTCAGAGAAGGACGCCATACTGGAATGGTTCAAGGGATTCCGAGTCACGCGCGTACAGAAGCTGAAGAGCCACAAAGGCGTGAACGTCGTCAAGCACGACATGGGGATCTCGGGGATCGACGACGGTCGAATCAAGTTCAACAAGTCGAGCGGTGGTGCGGCGATCAACCTGGCGTATCTGCTGGGCGCAGGCACGATCATCTTGATGGGTTACGACATGCGCGTGATTGAAGGGCAGAAGAATTGGAGACAAGATCCATACAAGGACGCGACCGATTCATTCAGCGAGGCCTATCGAGAGTTCGCGAAGTGGTTCCCGGACTTGGTGCATATCGACAGGCGGTATCGTCCGAAAGAGGATCCGTACAAGATAGGCGAGTTCACGCAACCGCTTGAGTGTATTGCGCGAGACTTCGCGTACATGAGGATGACGTGTATCAATGCAACCCCGGGTAGTGGGGTAAAAGCATTCCCGATGGCCGATCCTGAGGAAGTATACCCGGACGTTCTTGAGGCGAACCGGGCGAACATCTTGCAAAGGGATAAAGATGCAAGACGAAACAGTAAACTTGATATGCGTTCTCAGTGAGCATCGCGATGGTGATTTCAGTGCACACGACGTCACGCGATTGCTTGCGAACTTGCAGCGGCATATGCCCGTGGGCGTGGACTATCGGTTCGTCGTCCTTTCGAATCTGGGGAAAGAATACTTCGGGTACTTCGAGGACCTGAATGTAAGCGCGGAACTGGTTCGTCTCCGACGGAACCTACCCGGGTGGTGGTCGAAGATGGAGATGTTCACGCTGGACCGTGGGCCGTGCATCTATTTCGACCTGGACACGGTCATCTGCGGAGATCTCGGTCCTCTTGTAGACACTGTTCTCCACGCCGAAGATCCAATCTTTCTCGGAACCTTCATACCGAAACATCCGATGCTGCAGTCTGGGCTGATGGGGTGGAGAAATCCGAACGACGTCGCGTTCCTGTGGGAAGACTTCGTTCGAGACTTTGCCCCTCTTTACAGGACATCGAAGGCCGGTGCTCGGTTGCGCATGCACGATCGCAACGGACACGCGCACATCGGAGATCAGGAGTGGATAAGGTCGGCGCTGGAGAGACGAAAGGCAACGTGGTCGAGTTGGCAGGATCAGGTTGATGGGATCTACAGCTACAAGATCAACTGTCGCGATCGCGGCTTACCGGAAGACGCAATGGTTGTCTGTTTTCATGGACAGCCACGGCCGAACCAGGTAAACGAGCCGTGGGTCGTAGACAATAGGAGAATCCAGTGAGCGAAACCAAAAACATGGACCTAAAGGATTTCCAAGATCTTGGATTTATCCAGGAAATAAACCGAGTTCTTTTACACCCGTGCGGCCTTGCTCTTAGTCTGCCGCGAAATATAAATGAAGACGGGTCTATCGGTGAGGTTGCTGGTCATCTGCATGTGATCGACAAGAGAGACGACCCGGAAGGGTTTCTGTTCCTTGATGACTACATGAGTTCGGATGAGTGCAAAGAGAAGATCGACAACGTCCTGGAGGCCATGAGGGATCGAGCAGATGCGCGCAAGAAGTTGTTGCCGTTCGACCGTATCGTGCAACCCGCACACACCGACAAGTGGATTCACCATGGTGTGGAAGCCTTGGTGGGGCGCGACAATATTAAAATGAATACTGACAAGGATGGGGGCGACTGATGGACCAGAGACTTGTGAAAGTGATGCGCAATGACGTGGCGGGTGCGAAGTCGCTCCTGGACGTCGGGTGCATGTTCGGGGACTACATGGCCGCGTTCTCGGACATTGTCAGAAGGCGAGAGGGGATCGAGATCTTCGAGGACTACGAGCGCCTGCAGATGGATAAAGAAGAGGGCGCGGAGTATCGGTACGGAGATGCGCGTGAGATCCTACCGACCCTCAGTGAAGGGTATGCAGATCTGGTCCTGATGATCGATGTCATCGAGCACATGACGATGGCTGACGGAGAGGATCTGATCAAGGAAGCGAAGAGGATCGCGAAGAAGATCATTCTCTTCACGCCAGAGGGAGACCTTCCGCAACACCCGAACGAGTCCACGATTGCAATCAATCGAGGTTACGGGACTGACTTCGAATCGAATCCGTATCAGGGACACAAGAGCGGGTGGAGTATCGGTGACCTGGAGAACCAGGACTTTCACGTTCGCGCGCTCTGGACTCTTGGTGAGCGGCGTATCGGTGAGTATGTCCGCCCGAGTTACCGTGTTCTCTACGCGACGTGGGGTGAATACGAGTGAGAATCGTGGTGACAGGCGGGAACGGAACGATCGGCCTGCCACTCTGCAGGCTTCTTCGGGAAAAGGGGCACGAGGTTTTTAGCTTCGACCTTCTTCATAGCGACCATTGGTGGAGCCACCGTTGTGATGTAGGTGAATTCCGCCAGGTAGATCGCATGATGAAGGAGGTTGATCCGCACCTGGTGTATCACGCGGCCGCGGAATTCGGGCGCATCAACGGGGAAGACCATTACGAGCAGTTGTGGCGGACGAACGTTGTCGGTACGAGGAACGTTCTTGAGGCGCAGAGGTCCATGAAGTTCGACCTGGTTGCGTTCTCCAGTTCCGAAGTCTACGGAGACTACAAGTCGTGCATGTTTGAGTCTGTCACGGACGAAGAGCCGATTCGCCAACTGAACGACTACGCAATCTCGAAGTGGGTGAATGAGCAGCAAGTCATGAACTTCGCCAAGCTGTACGGGAATCGAGTCGTTCGAGTGCGACTCTTCAACACGTACGGTCCGGAGGAGGACTATCACCCATATCGGAGTGCGATCTGTCGGTTCATCTATCACGCGATGCACGGCCTGCCGCTCACCGTCTACGAAGACAACAAGCGCACGCCGATCTTCATCGAAGACGCGGTGCGTACACTCGCGAACATTCCGAAGAACTTTCGGCATGGCAAGGCGTACAACATTGCCGGAGATCGCAGTTTTACGATGAGAGAAACAAGCGACATGGTATTGGAAGCACTGGGTGCGGATGACGGGCATATCGATTACAGGAAGCTAGATTACAACAATGCCGTCAAGAAGAACCCGGATACACGAAGAGCACAGACTGAACTGAAACACAAGCCGGACACACCGATCAAAGACGGGATCCAGAGAACGGTGGACTGGCAGAGAAGGAAATACGCAAAATGAACACCAGCATTGTAATAGCCACGCGCAACAGAGCCACGCAACTCGAAAAATCCCTGGAGTCTCTGAGTCGTCTTTATGCACACCGCACCGACGTCGAAATCGTAATCCTTGACGATGGTTCTACTGACCAAACGCCGATCATTCTCGATCGATGGTTCTCGCATCTGGGGGACAACGCGGTCTTGCAAAGAACAAGTCGTGCCGGTTCCTATCTCAAGAACCCGGGCGGGATCTTCAATCGTGCGCGCGGCTTTGCTAGCGGTGACGTTCTGATCGAACAGGGCGGTGAGGTCTACCATCTCAACGACTGCGTCACTCCGATTTACGAGACGTGCAAGCATGGCGGTGCCATGGCGATCGCTCGTGTATACGACGGTCCAACTGCGTCGATCGACATATTGTCGGAGGATTTGAAGACGAAGTTCCCCGATCACGAAGAACTGCGGCCGCCGACCGACGGGGGGACACAGAATCCACCCATGATCAGCGACGAATATCGCGTGCGGTTGTTCACTGGTCCGGAGCGCCCGATGCCGTTCCTCTTTCTCGGGGGGATGCACAAGGATGACTGGGAGAGAGTTGATGGGTACCGAGAAGACATCGCAAAGAACAACGACGGTGACCTTGCCGCTCGTCTCACAGATGGAAAGTTTCGGTTTGTGTTTCTAGGGAACGCGCTCGCGTTTCACCAGGAGCACCCGAAAGAATGACGAAGATGAATGTTAGGCCAAGCACACCAGACCCGATCATCGTGACGGGCGCGCCAGGATCTTCCGAGTGGCTAGCGTGGGTGGCGCTGGGCGCTCTTGGTGTGTGGGGGACGCGCGCCGCCAAGGGCGGAAAGGTGGATCTCTTCTGGTCGAACAGCACGATCCTGCACGAGCTAGTCAAGCCGTTCTTCTTGGGCATGGGGTTCCACCACATGGGGGCCGGAACAGAAACGAGCCTGGTGGGCCGGTGCCAGTCCATGGACGAGAAGATAGCGCGCGCCTGGCGTAGGAAGTGCCTGTCGATCATTTGGGATCAGGGCTACAGCGGAGGGCCGTGGCTGTACGCGGGTCCGGAAGCTCTCCTGGCATGGCCGATCATACGACAGGCGTTTCCTGACGCTCGCTGGGTGGTTGTACGGAAGGATAAGGGCGTTCTCTTGAAGAGACTGCGGGAGCAGGCGTCGTTTCTTCAGAAGGACACCCGGATGGGAGATCCGCTCAAGTGGGTGAGGCTGTACGAATCAAGGATCGACCAGGTCAAGAGAGTGGAGAAAGTGCAGGAGTTCTGGCCGAATCGGGTCTTCTCGAAGGGAGACATGGTCCACATTCGGGACATGGCCAAGTTTCTGTCTCTCCCGTGGGACCAGGACAAAGTAGCTGACGCGATGATCCAGCCGCTGTGGCACGCAGGACAGTTTGACGTTCACGAGTCAATCAGAGAGGAAGCAAGAAGATGAGTTGTCGAGTCGAAAGCGCAGCGGTCCTTCGGTACATGAAGAACACGATGCTCACCCCTGAGGACATCGACCTGCACGTAAAGATCGCGAACAACATTGTGACGACGAACCTCACGTCGGTCGGGCACAGTGATGAAACGTTAGTCGATCTCGAACTGAATATAGCGGCACACATCGTGACGCTTACGAAGAAGACTTCGAACACGATCGTGCAGAAGAAGGTCGGTCAGGCAAGTCTCAAGCACGACATGGGCAAGATGGGCGAACGTCTCAACGCGACCGTGTTCGGTCAGACGGCGCTTCTAATCGATACCTCGGGGACGCTCGCGAACATGCAGTCTGCTGAGAAGCAGGCCGGTATTGAAGTGTATGGCGCGATAGACAGGTAGAGTGGCATGACTGAATGGGCTGAGTTTTATACGGACACCGCCGTCAGGTGGACCGGCCAGACGACAGATGCAGCAGCGAAGGAAACTTTTCCTGACGCTGCTGAGATCGCCTGCATGTGGGAGGATCGCAACGAGACGTTCCAGGACGACTCAGGGGAAGAGATCGTATCTCGCGCACGCATCTACACGGACGTCGTGTTGGAAGTTGGTGACTGGGTGTTTCTCGGGAAGCTGACTGACCTGGCGTCGGGGGCATCGACGCAACCGGCAGACGAAGAGAACTCGTTTCAGGTGAAAGGAAAAGAGAGGAACCCCGATCCATCAGGAGAGGGCGACGTTCTCCTTGCCTGGTTCCTTGTATGAGTCCCAAGGTCAAGCGTGTTCGTGGCGCGCGGAAGGTCATCAAGAATCTCAACAGAGAGATTCGCGCGATACAGAACCGGTCGCGATCGGGGATGGCTGCAGTCGGGTTTCATATTCGCGCGGCCGCAATCAAGCTCACCCCGATCGACACGGGTCACTTGCGGGCAACGGCCGGGATCCGGACTTACCAGTCGCGTGTTGGATGGGCCGTGATCATTTACTACACGGCCAAGTATGCAGCGGCCGTGCACGAGAAGAACAAGAACTACAAGGTGGGACAGTGGAAGTTCTTGGAAGTCGCAATCATCAATGAACGCCACCAGGCATTAAGGATTCTACAGAGATGGACAATGATCAGGTAGTAGTAGAAGGCGAAGGTCTATTCGAGGCAGCAGAGCAGCCGATCACCACGCTCCGATGTGCGGACGGTCGAGTCTACAAGATGGGCGAGCTAGCGAGGAACGGTCGTGTAAGCCGGATCTCGGCGTCGGCAACGCTCCCTGGATGGATCGAGGTCTGGGTAGAAGGCGACTGCCTGGAAGCTCGCGTGAATGCTCTAACGAGTTGCACTGAAGTCCTGTACGGGCGTAAGAGCGAGGCCGAGTAGGGGCGGTCAGGATACAAAAAAATGAACTCTGTCAGCATGGATATGTTAGTTCTTTTAGACGCAGACTCTTCTGTGCCTCTGACGTCGGCAACGAATCTCTATCGAGGGCGTATCCCGACGAAGACGAAGGGACTGTGCGTCGTTCTCGTTGACTCTCCTGGCGAAGAACCGGAGATCGCAACTGAAGTGAACGACATCGAAAACCCCCGACTTCAAGTGACCGTGCGGGGAGACAAGGGTGACTATGACGAAGCCGAATCTTTGGCACGCGATGTCGAAGGGATTCTAACGGCCGTCAGAGACCAACTCATCGGGACGACCAGATACATCAAGATCTGGACGCTGATTGCACCAGGTTCAATTGGCTACGACTCGAATGATCGTCCGAAATTCTCCGCAACTTTTCGCGTGAAGCGAAGAGACGAAAGTTAGGTCAAAGGGAAAGGGGTTTCATTATGGCACTCGCGGCCGTAGGATTTGCGTTCAAGAGAGAGAACGATGTTTCGTCTGGAGTATTCGACAACATCGCAGAGATTCGATCGTTCGACGGGCCGGAGTTCGAGCGTGACTTTCTCGAAACGACCACGATGGATACGTCCGGTGGCTGGCGTACGTGGACGCCGAGTTTCAGAGACGGCGGACTGATCACGCTAGAAATGAACTTCACGGTGGCCGCGTTCAACAGCATGTGGACGGACTTCTTGTCTTCGACTGCGAAGACGTATCAAATGGTGATGCCGGATGCCGGTAACTTCACCATTCAACTCGACGGGTTCGTAACGGGGACTCCTCTCAAGGGGAGTACCGACGAACTGATCACGATGACGGCGACGATCAAGGTGACCGGACAGCCGACTCTGATCACGTAAACGACATGGGGGTTGTTAGGGCGTAGCGCAGTTTGGTAGCGCACCTGGTTTGGGACCAGGGAGTCGGAGGTTCGAATCCTCTCGCCCTAACCAACTCACCATTTTTTTGGGGGTATAGCCTAGCGGTCAAGGCATCGGGTTTTGGTCCCGAGAACGGAGGTTCGAATCCTTCTGCCCTCGCCAATCGAAAACCACAGAGAACGAAACTCTGCGGACAAAGGAAAGGGGATCGTAATGGGAACTCCGACAGACAAGCCTTCTGCCTCTTTGAATCGAAACCAGTTTTTCGATAACGCACCACCCCTTGCACTGGAAAAGGTCGAGACCCCGGAACTAGGCGAAGGATCCTTCGTCTACGTACAGGAACTCAGTGCGTCGGACAGGGAAATTCTCGAAGTCAATGTACTCATGAACAAAGACGCAGTCGAAGATGCTGTTCGCGATCGCGAGGCTGGCGGGGAGGGCGAGGTCGCAGAAGACGGAATCGTGAAGAGCCTGGATAACGTTCGCAATATGCGACCTGTTGTTACCTGTCTTGCGACGGTAGACAAGGACAGGAACAAGATCTTCGAGTACCCACAGGATGTAGAACGCCTGTGTAATATGACGGACTCGCTGATCAAGCGGATTGCAGGTAAGGCGTTCGAGATCTCCGGGATGACCAAGGAGTCCCAGAAGAAGACTTTGGGAAACTCGCCAGATCCCAGTCCAAGCGATTCGAATACCGACTCTGTTTAGAACTGGGAGTACCGAGTCCGCGAATACTCAAGACGATGATCACTCCGAAGGAGATCATGGAGTGGCAACTGTACGAACAGCTTGAACCTTTCGGGGAGAAAGCAAACTGGACCAGGCACGCTGTATCAAACGCTAACCTGGTTAACCGAACGAGGGAAATTCTTCAGACAAAAACGAAACGGAAGTTGGGCACGGTCAAACCCGAAGTCTTCCTTCCAAGAGATCCACGACACTTAATACCACACGATCACCAACCGATTACACGCCGCGCGAAACCGAAGATGACACCGAACGAGATACAAGAAAAGATCTTTGCGGGCTGGCCTCACCTGCGTGCGCAGTGGGAGGAGCACAAAAAGAAGAAAGGCATTTCGTAGGAAAGTCGGTGTAGGTAATGGGACTTTCGATCGGTGAACTCTTTGCCACGGTCGGGGCAGATGTTGGACCTCTTCGCGCTGGACGAAACCAGTCGAGGAAGATCTTCCGAGACATCGAGCGCGACGGCACCCAAAGACTCAATATTCTCCAGAACAACTTCGCCAGGACGGCGGCCTCTGTCGTAGGAATAGGGTCCGCCATCTTCGCGCTTCAGGGAAGCGTCGGTGTCATTCGAGACTTTGGGCAGGCCATGTCAACGGTCAGTGCTGTTTCGGGTGGTACGGCAGAAGAGATCCAGGCGATTCGTAACGAGACAAAGCGTCTCGGTAGTACGACCAGGTTCACCGCGACACAGGCTGCAGAGGGTGTCACGTTCCTCGCCAGGGCAGGGTTCAGTGCCGCGCAGTCGTTAGAGGCGGTAGAGGGAACCCTTCTGCTTGCGCAGGCCGGTGCGCTTGATCTCGGGCGAGCAGCGGACATTGCGTCGAACATTCTGACCGGTTTCGGGCTGGATGCGGCAAAGACGAATCGTGTGGTCGATGTCCTGGCGTTCACAGCTAACAACGCAAACACGAATGTCGAGCAGCTTGGTGAGGCGATGAAGTTCGCAGCACCAATTGCTGCTGGACTCAACCTCTCGGTATCGGACACGTCGGCTGCGATCGGCGCTCTTTCCGATGCAGGGATTCAGGCGACTCTTGCCGGTACTGGTCTTCGGTCGATTCTGGTCAAGCTCGCTGCGCCGTCAGAGGAACTGCAGAGAACTCTGGGCGGAGTCAGCATCGAGACGGACGGGTTGATCCCCGTGCTTGAGAAGCTGAAGGCTGCGAACGTTGGCGTGGCAGAGTCCGTTGAATTGTTCGACAAGAGAACCGCAGCGGCCGTAAACGTCCTGGTCAACTCCATTCCGAAGCTCAAAGAGATGGGCCAGGAGATGCAGGAGTTGGATGACTTCGCGAAGAATGTGGCCGCAACGATGGACAACAATCTGAACGGTGCGATCTTTGCCGTGCAGTCTGCGATTCAGGGTCTGATCCTTGAGATCGGAGATCTCGGAGCGGAGAGTACGTTGACTTCTGCGGTGAGATCTACGGCTACCGCGATACGCGCCTTGTCGTCGAATGTGGAAGCGTTTGTGCCGGTCGTGAAGACAATGGCGATCGTGCTTGGGACTGTCCTTGCTTCTGGTGCGGTGAAGTTGGCCGCGCGTGCACTTGGTGGACTTGCGACCTTGATTGCGGACGGCATTGGCAGAAAGAGTGTGGGTGCGATCGGTTCGTTGAGAAGCAACATTGCTCTCCTGTTCACGGCAATCCGGCTTCACCCGATCGGTGCATTCGCTGCAGCAATCGGATCGACTCTCGTCGGTGTAGTGCTCTTCAGAAAAGAGATCATGAAGTGGGCTGATGCCATCGTCTTTATGCGAGAGGAAACTTCCAGCATGTCTTCGGTGACTGTTTCTCTCGGAGACATCTTCCGTGGGACGGCAGTTGTAATGAGTGACGGCCTGTCCGGAATTCGGCAGGGATTTGCGGACGCGGCGTCGGCTGCCCGTGACTTCAACGATTTCGTCGCAGGTGAACTCAGGTCCCGTGTCATTGGATCTCTGAGCGCGATCGGCATCGAGGTGAAGAGCCTGGCCGATGTTCTGAGGTTCCTGTTCCTTCCAATCAACTTTGACTCGTCAGCGATCGTCGATGAAGCAGCGATGGTGGCAGCGATGCGCCTGACAGAAAATGCACTCAGGGAGCAGCGGGAGATTGAAACCCAGTTCCAGAAAACTGGCCGCGCGATCAAACAGATTCAGGCCGCTGTTGCAGGCGCGAAGACAGAAGAAGACATTGCGAAGGTCGGAGCTTCGATCGTTGGCGTCCAGAGCGAGATCATGGAGTACCGCGATCAGTTCAACTTCGTAACGTCTGACGTGAAAGACAACGTAGCCGACCAGATCGCGGCCGTGGACAGTCTCCAGGCAAGCCTGGATGCGGTGAAGGGTGCACTGGCAAGCGTGACGCTCGACGGGAAGGAAGCGCCTGAAAAACTGCTTGAGTTCCCACAAGACATTTCAGGCATTCAGGACGCAGTGAATGGACTGGAGAATCTTGAAGGCGCTCTTGCTCATGTACACGATCGCGCAGAGGAACTACCCAACCTGTTCGATGAGACGAGAGAGGCAATGGATCGCGCGTTCTCCGACACGGCGCGCGGGAAGATCAGGGATTCCGCGTTGCGCATCCAGAATCTTTATGGTGATGCGGCGAGACAGCTTGAAAGAACGTTTACGAATTCCGTGCGTGGACTGGAAAACCTGTTTGTGCAGTTCGCGACGAATCAAAAGGTGACCTTCAAGGACCTTGTCAATTCGATCCAGGCAGACCTGGCGCGCCTGGCGTTTCGGAAATTCATCGTAGGTACTTTGACCTCTGCTCTGTCTGGTGCATTCTCAGGTGGGAACTCAGGAAGTGGAGAGATTATAGGTGCTCCGATCGGGACGGCAAATCCTGGCGGGGAATTCGTCACCAAGCTCGGGACTACACCAGATGATTTCGCTGCAAAGCAGGGAGGCGTCACGGTGGTTCAGCAAATCAAAACCGACAACCCGGACATGTTCCGGAGATCTGCGCCGCAACTGGCACGGTCGGCGCGGCGCGCTGCCGAGAGAGAATGGAGGAGATCGTAGATGTCTTTCCGAGATGTACGGCTACCAACAGACGTTGAGGTAGGTGCGCGTGGTGGCCCGATGTTTGACACGACCGTAATCGAGTTGGACAGCGGACACGAAAAGCGAAACCAGAACAACAGCCGGGTTCGCGGTCTCTGGGATGTGGCGTATGGCGTGAGGACGATGACGAATCTACGAGACATCAGAGATCTGTTCTTGGTCGTGCGCGGCCGGGCGTATTCGTTTCGATTCAAAGATCACTCGGATTACCAGATCCCAGACGACTTGAATGGGTACCAGGTGATCGAAGCAATCAGTGGTTCGAACGTTGTCTACCAGGCCAAGAAGACCTACACGAAAGACGCGTTCACGTTCGACCGAACGATTGTCAAGATCGTGAATGGCACGTTGGTGGTCAGAGACAATTCAGTTGTTCAAACAGAGGGCGGTGGGAGCGATTACACAGTTGACTACGATACTGGACTAATCACCTTCAACTCCACTCCTACTGGTCCGGTTGACATCCAGTGTGAGTTCGACGTTTGCGTGCGGTTCGTAGAAGACAAGATCGACTTCGAACTCGTGTACCCGGGTGAGAACGCGGACGACAATGCGGACATGCTCGGGCGCGCACAGAAGATCGAACTGGTAGAACTGTGGGAGACCGACTAGGAAGATGAAGACTGCCAGCACAGCGATGACTACGCATCTCGCGCAGTCCACGACGACAGTCACGCACATCTGGTCTCTCGTGCGGCAAGATGGAACTGCGAAATATTTCACGTCTCTCGACGTGGACATCGAATACCTGTCTAACGCGTACCTGGCGAGCACGGGATTCAGCCGCACCAACATCGAGGGAACGTCTGACCTGTCGATCGACAACCTTCAGGTGCTGGGAATCTTCTCAGAGTCCGGCATCGACGAGAAGGAACTAGAGGCCGGGTACTACGATCACGCAGAGTTCGTGATCTCGCTGATCAATTACGAAGACGTGAGCATGGGTGTTGTCGAACTTCGACGTGGGCGTGTGGGGAAGACGACGAGGAGGGACGACGGCACCTTTGAGATTCAGCTTTCCGGGATGATCGCGGCGCTCGACCAGAATGTGATCGACGTGTACCAGACTCTGTGCCGCGTCGAGGTTGGTCACCCGAAGTGTGGGATCCCGATCAAGCCGGACTTGCGTGCAAACTCAACCGCTTATGCGTTGGGTGATTTCGTTCGAGTAGCTACGGCGGCCAGCACTAAGGTTTATGATCAGGTCGTTCAGAATCCACGGTTCGAGCATGGGACGGAAGCAGAGCACACGGGAACGGGTGTATCGGGGGCCGAGATCCCGGGTTGGACAATCGCGGATGGGATTCAGTTCTATCTCTGGGACTCTGCTCACGATGGACTGTCTGCAGAAGAGGGGACCGGTTGGCTTCAGGGGGGAACGGGGAATGACGGTGAGTGTTCGCAAGACGTTGATATTGGTGGTGCCGTCGGGAACTTCGCTCGCAACGTGCAGCAGGGTGCAGACGGTAACTTTCGCGCGGACTTTTCGATTGAACGCGCCAACAACGATATCAACGACGAGGGTCGGGTAAAGGTCGAGTTCCTTGATGAGGACAGGGCGTTCATCTCGGATCTCTACGATTCGACGGCAGAAGCTATTTCACCACTCGACACCTGGACAACAAGAAGCGTTACGAACGTCGCCATTCCTGCAGCGGCAAGATACATTCGGATACGCTTGATGGTATTCGGAATCACGGGGGCTGAGATCCACTCCTGTTTTGATTCTGTGGCGATGAGTCTTTACGCGGGGATCCCTGCATTTCGACTTCATGAGTCACACGAGCAATATGAAAATAGAATCTATGAGTGTACGACTGCGGGTACGAGCAGTGGACTTGCGGTGGCGTTTGACACAACTGTCGGGAACACGACCACGGATGGGTCTGTTACTTGGACATGTCGGGAAGCGTGGTCCAGGCAGTTCACGGTCGAGACCGTTTTGTCTCCGACAACGTTCGTAGCGAAGCTGAACGGTAGTTCTTCGTGGGCTACGGGAAAAGGAAGCGGCTGGTGGAATCATGGGAATCTTGTGTTTGAGACCGGTGACGTCAACACTGACGGTCGCGCGTATGAGGTCAAGAACTCCACGCTCTATACGTCAGTAGTCCCAGACATCTACTTCGAGGTTGAGCTACACAGGCAGCCCATCGAACCGATCGGGCCGGGTCAGATCGGATACATTTCGCCAGGCTGTGATGGCCAGGTTGATACCTGCGTTGCCAAGTTCGACAACATCGACAACTTCCGTGGTTTTCCCAATGTGCCGGGAGCCGATGCGATAACGAGGGCCGTCAATGTCCCATCCTAAAAAGACATCCATCGTTAAGACCGCTCGATCCCTTGTCGGAATTCCCGCACGAGGGATTCGTAGTAGTACATCGCGTGCCGTGGACTGCGTGCAGTTTGTTGAGAAGGTCTGCCAGGCGGAGAAGATTGATCTTCCGGATGACATTGATCGCCTGTACCGCGTTGCTTACTCCGGAGGAAACCTGGTCAGCATCTTGCGAAGTTGCTTCACTCCTGTAGCCCTGGATGACGTAGAGGACGGAGATCTCCTGGTGTTCAAGCACGGTCCGTTCCACAACCATTTCGGTATTAGAACGACGCTGAAGAATCGACCCGCGTTCATCCATGCGCATGACATTACGAGAAGAGTTGTGGAAGTGCATATCGACTCACGCTGGCGGTCTTCGCTCAGGCGCGCCTTCTCACTTGTAACTGAAACGCACGAGGAAGAGTAAAGATGTCGGCATCTGTTGTATTCGGTGTAATCGGTGCTGGCGTTGGCGCTCTTGCGGGTGGCCTTGGCGGTGCGGCCGCAGGGTGGGCGCTCGGGTCTTCCGTGGGCGGCGTCATCGATGCGTCTGGACACTTCTCGCGCGGCCGCGATGACATTGTGCAGGGTCCGCGTCTGGGAGATCAGCAGACGCAGACGAGTGCGCTTGGGGTGCCGCGACCGAGACGGTACGGACTCGATCGATCTGCGGGGAACGTCTTCTGGTGGATCGATCCGAAAGAAACAGAGACCGTCGTAGAGCGCGAAGAAGAGGGCGGCCTGAAGATTCAGGAATTCGAATACTACGGGAACTGGGCCGTTGGGTTTGGAGAAGGTGTCGCGGCCGGTGTCACGCGCATCTGGTTCGCAGGGACGCTCGTGTACGACCAAGTCTCCGGAGTGCAAGAGAACATCTTCGATAAGGACCAGAGTCTGATCTTCCGCTTCTACAACGGATCTGAGACCCAAACCGCAGACTCCTTGATGCAGGCCGACGTCGGCGCGGCCTTGAGTCCTGGCTATCGAGGAGAGGTATACATCGTCTTCGAGAACGTTCCTCTCAAGAGATTTGGAAACAAGATTCCTGAGGTCCTTGCGGAAATCGCGATGGAGTCGGCCAGTAATCCGCTGACGGTTTACGAAACCGACATGGAGACACCTGCAGAGGGAAGCAGTTTTGTTGAGGGCGAGTACGAACCTAACATCTTTGCGATCGACTTCCTGATGCGCCAGGGTTGGCTTCACGTGTCAGAGCCTGCACATGATCAGTCGCAGAACGGATACCGATCGATCCCGTTGGACCTGACTGTCTCGGGAAGCGACTTTCAGTACACGGAAAAGGGTGACGACGGGATCGGTAATCGAGTGCGTGAGTCCTCGCGCATGAACCAGATCACGAGTTCTTCCGGTCAGCACCTGGTCAGAGGCGGTGCATACCCACCTGCCATGTGTGTGCTTCCGAATCATGACATCGTTCACATCTCTGCCGTGAACTCTAACGACCCCGACCGTGTTCGAGTCGTCAAGATTGATGAGTACACGATGAGTGTGAAGGATACGATCGGAACGTCGGGCGCATCGGGAGGTCCGTACAACTGGACCTTCTCGGGTGGGACGTGGAACATCCCACAGCTTCACATCATGGTGCCCCTGGTCTGGGAACGGTCAAACGGGAAAGAGCCATACACATACATCCTCGGGGCGAACAAACACCAGTCGAACAAGTGTGTCGGTATTCTGCGTGAAAGCGATTGGGACACTGTTTGGAGTACGGGGAATGACTCGTTCTCTTTCAGTGGCGACCGAATCATCGCCGCTTGTCGCGGCATCTCGACGAAAGACAAGCTGGAGGCGTGGATTCTCACTGGCGACATCTACTCCGTGGCTTCGTCTGACGACGTGCTCCTGTACCGGGTTCGTATTACAGGGAACCATGGGAACGAAACCGTGGCCGTGGACCTGGTTGCAACACTGGAAGACTCAGACATTATTTCTGGTGCCACATCGCTCGACGATTGTGGTGACGGGTTTGTGTATGACAACACCGACGACACGGTCATGTTCGGTGCTAAGGACGGATCCACGATCCAGTTCATGAAGTACGACCCTAACACTCTTACGTTCCCATGGAAGAGCGACGTTTCGTATTACCCGGGCCAGGATCTGGGGAGTCGAGTCAACCGGAACATCTATTCGTTCAAGTCCAGTACGACTAGCCACGTGGTAACAGTGGATCCATCGGACGGTTCCGTGAAGGAGACCGTTGACTACGGTGTTGCCGGTGGCGAAGGATCCTTTGACCCGTACATTTTCGATTCCCAATTGCAGCGACTGTACTATCCGGCTGCCACTGAGACGACGATTGCGGAGAGGCGCGGACTTGTCGCGCTTCCCGTGTTCCGAACTGGTATTCAGTACGCCACGCTAGATAACGTCGTCAGCGATCTTGCACTAGAAGTAGGTCTTCAGGCATCGGAGATCGATGTGACGGACCTCGCGTCGATCACGGTGCACGGATACACGGTAGGGAGGCAGGCAAGCGCGCGCGCTGCTCTCGAACAACTGTTCCAGTATTTCCAGTGCCAGGCGATCGAGTCTGACGGGATCATCAAGTTCCAGAGAAAGAACACGACTTCGGTGATGACTATCAGCGAGTCTGACTTGATCCGAATCTCCAGAGAGGACGGTTCGATCGCATTTCGTAGCGATCGCCTGGAGGACTGGGAGCTTCCGAGAGAGGCGCTTGTCCGCTTCAAGAACCTGGCCAACGACATGCAGCAGGGAGCCGAACCGGCCAGGAGAAATCGATACCCTGATCGTGCAATGTGGGCAGAAGAAAAGATCGTGGTAGACATTCCGATCGTATCGACCGACGACGTTGCGCGCCAGCAGGCGACCGCGCTTCTTGAGGGGGCGTGGACAGAGCGGTGCATCTACGAGTTCAACTCGCACTGGCAGTTTGTCGTGCTCGATGCTGGTGATGTTGTGACGGTCAACATGGATGACGGGACAATCTATACGGCGCGGATCACGGCGAATGACACAGGTGCCGGGTTAGCGCTCGCGTTCTCTGCGGTGTGTCAGTCCCCGGCACAGTATGTGAGTGCGGCTGAGGGAGATTCGGGAACAGCCCCCGGGAGCGCGATCGGAGATTATCCAGAACTCAAGATCATGATGCTCGACATACCAAACACACAAGACGACCAGGAGGCGCAAGACAGGCTCTGGTACAACCTGCACGTGTTTGTTGCAAGAACCAGGGACGACGATGTCCCGTTCATCAGTGCAACTGTGTGGGTGCTTCTGGAGTTCGAGATCTTTGGAGTGTCGATTCCGTACTGGGCCAGGATGGGTCGCGTCGGTAGAGAGTCTTCGTGGGGCGTCGTCGATCCAACGCACCAGTGGCTGTCGCCCATGTTACTCGACTTGAACTTCACTGGCGGGACAAACGACACGACCGTAAACAACGGCGTTCTTTTGCCGGACGAAAGTACAACGATTCCGCTGCAGCCTGTCTACCAGACGGAAGAGCCTGCGACCATCACAGACGACGAGTGGCGGAGCGGAGTAAACCGGATCCTGTTCTTGTTCGACAACGGCGAGGTTGAGCTTCTGTACTTCAAAACCGTCAACAACACAGGAGACAATAGCTACGAGATCTCGGACCTGTTGCGCGGCATGAGAGGAACAGACACCATGGCAGAGGGGACCGAGACGCCAGACCTGGTGAACGTCGGACCATATATTGCGGAGAGGAAGGGCGTGGAGTGGGTTCTTCTCGATCGCAACTCGTCCCCGGCCGTAGTCCGGATCCCTCTCGGAATGTTCGATCGGGGTGAGGCAAGAATGAGAGTCGTTCACTTCAACCAGGACTTCGAGGACGCGCCCGTTTACACGGTTACCCCGAAGGGGAGCAGCTTGCGGCCGTATGCACCGGTCGGCATTGCTGCGGAGAGGCAGAACAACGGCGACATCTGGATCACGTGGGAGCGAAGGACTCGCGTTGACGGACAGATCAAAGACCTGCGTCCGACGGCACCACTCTTCGAGGACTCGGAAGAGTACGAGGTCATTCTTTATGTGCACGATAGTTCCGGTGCGCTCTACATCTTCCACACGGCCGGATCAAATCTGATCGGGGACAAGCGGTACGTGTACACTGTGGCCGATCAGACGGAAGACGGGATTGTCGATTCGACGACCCTGAATGTGTATGTACGCGTGATCCAACTCTCGTCGCAAGTGGGGCGTGGTTTTTCAAGAATTCAAAACGTAAGTATTCGTAACAAGGACACAACGGAGTTGTTCTCATGAGTGCCAATCTAGCCTTTCCACAGTTGACCGGTTCTGAAAACAATAAGCACATCAAGATCAACGAAGCTCTCGCCGCGATCGATTCGGTACTTTCCGAGGTCAAGACGATCACGTTCGAGTCGGCCGACGCAAACGCAATCACGATTTCGGACGAGGACTGGCAGACATATAACGCGTTCATGATCGAGGACAATGTTGTTGTAGAGACACCCGAAAACATCATCACGTGCCCGAACATCAAGAAGGGACTTACCACCTTCTACAACAACAGCAACAACACGCTTCGTATCACGACTGCAACGCACACGGGTGACCCGAGACCCGAGATCCAGCACGGTCAAACGCTGACAGTCTGGAATGATGGCACGAACATTCGCACGGTTGGAGGCAGCGAGTTCATTCAGACTGCGTTTCTCGATGGACCGGCAACGTCGTCCCTTGTCTGGGCCATGCAGATGCCCTTCACTGTTTGGCTACTGGCAAACACGGGGACGTCACCCGTTGCAACCAGAAGCCGTACGACGTGCGTTGCGTTCGCAAACACTGCCCCTTCGTCCGCGTTCTCTTTGACCCTCAAGAAGAACGGAACCACGATCGGAACGATCGACTTTGCCACAAGCGGATTGGGTACGGTTGACATCACCACGGATTGGGGTTTTGCGTATGACGACACCCTTGAAATCCATACGCCGTCCAACCTGCAGGGAGCGGACCTGATTGCGGTGACGTTCATCGGAGTGCGGTAAATGTCTCGTAGTGACAACCTACAGATCAGCAATCTCTGGGAGCATGAGAACGTAGCTCACGACGCGTTCAATCGTGCGACAGGGGAGGTCGCGAGCGCGATCGCGGGGTGTAAGACGATCACGTTTCACGCGGCCGACGCGAATGCGATTAGCCTGTCCGACGAGGACTGGGTTCGGAACGGTGCCTTCTGGGTGCGAGACGAAGTCGCCGCTCTCGTCCCCGAGAATGTTATTACGCTTCCTGCTCGTCCCAAGAAGGGGCGGGCGACATTCTACAACGACTCAAACAACACTCTCAGGATTACGGCGGCCAGTCATTCCGGAGATCCGCAGCCGGAGATTCATGCAAAGGGCACGATCAGTGTCTGGTACGACGGAACCAATGTGCGCACGATAGGCGGCAGTGAATTCGTCCGGTCCCATCACTACCCGGGAACCCTTGGGCCAAACCCGACAACGCTCTGGGCGATGGTGTTCCCGTTCACCGTGTGGCTCAGATCCAACTTCGGCACTGGGGTTACGAAGAACAGAGGATCGTTCGTGATTGAGGGGGATATTTCTGGAAGTCCCTCCAGCGATCTCACCGTTGTTATGAGCAAGAACAGTTCGTCGTCGATTGGTACCGCAGTTCTTGACAAGACAACTGGTGGAATGAAGTCACTGTCAATTGCAGAGGACTGGGGATTTGCGTGGGGCGATCGATTTTCTGTCATCGCGTTCGCAGGCACGAACTGGAAGGGCATTTCGATGTCGTTCATGGGTGTGAGATGAAGATTGTGATTCCATTGGGTGTCGTTACGAACGGAACGTTCGAGAGCAACGACGGCCTGACTACATACAGCAGCAGTTTCCTCGACCTTCGAGAAACACAGACGGTGAATGCAGACGGTTACACGGAAGCCACGTTCGCCAGGTTCGTAATGAGCGCGGCGAACATCGCAACTGTCCAGGCGGCCCTTTATCATCTCCCGCTTCTACTGTGGAACGAGACCGGGACAGATCCTACGATCACCGTGGACCTGATCGTGGTCGCAGAAACGATTGCTGACGTTTCCACGGATCGTGTGTATACGCTGACCGAAGAGGCGGACGATGCGAGCTACGACAACGACATGTGGTCGATCGGTCCGATCTGCACGAACTGCTTCTGGCGCAGCTTTGAGACGATCTCGATCGACACGGACGCAGGGACGAAGACGATGCGCTGCCGCAACTGCAGCTACCGCACCATCTTGACGGAGTCTTCGCAGGCGGTTCAGAGAGAGAAGTCTAAGGCGTTGGTTTGAGAGGAGTAAGGAAATTCGTACGAACGTACGAATCGCAGTTTTTTCGAAATCGTTTCCTTGATCGTTGACGGTTTCGTGTGGAAAGTTCAAGGAGAGGGGCAAGCCTCATGCTGGAATTCGAAAGGCGCGCGGACCTGTTTACTGACGGTGTCTGGGTGATCGACCTGACTCAGTTAGGGAAGGTTCCATTCGAACAGCTAGACGAGTGGTTCAGTCCAAAGTTCAAAGCAACGCTCGGGTACGAGGAGCATGAGATTGCCAACAAGGCCGGGGAATTTCTTCGGCTGATCCACCCGGACGACGCGGATCGGGCCAAGGCTGCATTTCGAAACCACCTGGAACACGGAACTCGATACAACTTGCTTGTCCGGTACCTTCACAAAGACGGGTCTACTGTCTGGGTGATTTGCCGGGGAGCGATCGAAAGAGACGAAGACGGGAAGCCTCTCTACATGTACGGAGCGCACCAAGACGCTTCTCGCTTAGTGTCTCAGGTCGGTGTTGGTGATCCTGGTGGGATTCCGCTTTGGTGGAAGATTCTCGGGGTCATTATTCCCGTATCAAGTATCGTGATCTCTGTTGTTTGGTGGCCACAGGGTCTGTTGTATCTTCTGGGTGTCGTGTCGGTATTTCCTTTTGTTGCACGAGGGTATGCGCTACAAAAGAAAAGCCCGTTGGTTGACGCTCTTCATGCCGCGCGGAGTGAGATCTACGACATTCGCGGGGACATAGGGAGCCTGCAGAAAAGCATTCGGGAGATGAATTAGTATGACGCCAGGGGATAACGGCTGGAACGCCTACCAAAAGAAGGTTCTCGGAGACCTTGAGCGGATCGAGATGAAAGCGGACAAGATGGCTGCGAATATCTCGAAGCTTGAAGTGAGTGTTGCTACTCTTCAGGTGAAGGCGCGGACCGCTGGCGCTGTTGCCGGGTCAATCCCGGCGATCATTGCGATCATAGTAAGCTGGTACTTGCGGAAGGGG